CAGACGCGCTATTTTGACGGCAATGGTGAAGAAGAAATCTACATTGACCCGCTTGTCAGCCTTACTTCTGTTTATGTGAGTGAATCTGGCGGAAGGGCTTTGACTGATTACACCGCCTGGACTGAAAACACTGACTTCTATGTCAGCCCTTACAACTACAGCGTGATTGGTGCGCCTATTCAATCCCTTGTAATTGATAACGATTCTGGGAGTAAAGGCAACTGGGGCACGACACGCAAGGGTGTGAAGGTTACCGGTGTGTTCGGCTATGCCAGTTATCCGCCGGCCGATATTCAGCAGGCTTGCAAGATAACGGCGATGCGCTGGTTTATGCGCGCAAAACAGAGTTGGCAAGATACGTCAGTCAATGCTGCTATTGGTGAAATGCTTTATACGCAGAGTCTTGATCCTGATGTGAAAGAGATACTAAAACCATACAAGATATTCAACGCGGTGATGTGATGAGCGTTCTTGATAATGCCATTGTGAAATTACAGGCGCATGCGCTTGCGCTTGCCACTATTACTGTCAGGGGCGCGCCTTCCTATCCCACTGAAGACGCCACTGTGCTGCCGCTGGCCATTGCGCATGTTGCGAACGGCACAGGGCAGGCGGATGAATCTACAACCTGCCGAATGCTGGTCAATCTGAAAGTAGACTTCCATGTCAGCAGAGTGAGCATGAAGTCCGCATATACGCAGATAAACCTGATCATCCCTGAATTTCTTGAAAGGTTGGCTGGTGATCCTACGCTCGGCGCGACAGTTGAAACGATAGTTTTCCCTGTCAGCTTCGAGGTTTCGCCTGTTCAGTGGAACACTATCCCAACGCAGATGGTCAGTTTTACAGTGCCGGTCAAGTACCGGGAAAGCCCGATTACATGAAATTAGTTTCTATTGTGGTTGACGAACTGCCGGAATCTTGCTGGCAGTGCGATTTTCGGTACAACGATGAATTTGTTTATCGCTGTCCATTGATGGAAAAAGAGTTCTTTTCCCATGTTGCCATTGACGACTACAAAAAGGAGCGTCATCCTGATTGCCCTTTGAAAGAAGGTAGATTTTGAAAGATACTGTTGCTATTATCGGATCACATCCGCGCACAAGAGATCGCTTTGACTTTGGCCGCACAGATGTTGATGTGTGGGTGTTCAATGAGTCCGCAAAGTCAACCTGGTGCAAGCGAGCTGATGCGGTGTTTCAAATGCACGACCCTACTATCTGGCGGTCATCCACTAACAGGAATGACCCGAAGCATTATGAGTGGTTACAAAATACTGACATTCCTGTTTATATGCAGGAAAAGTACGAAGACGTGCCGGCTTCTATCAAGTTTCCGCTTAATGAAATCATAGCGGATTTGTTCGGGGATTATAAACCTATCCCTTATATTACGTCTTCTGTTGCCTACGCCCTGGCGATGGCTGTCTATCTGAAATACAAGCGCATTGAAATATACGGCGTTGAGATGGAAACAAATACAGAATACGGCCACCAAAGAATAGGTGTTGCCTTCTGGATTGGTATTGCAATTGGCAGGGGTATTGAGATCGATTTTCACAGCGATTCAATTCTGAACGCGCCCTTGTATGGTTATGACGGATCTTCGCGCATTGACAAGGATGTGTTTGAGAAACGGATCGAAGAACTGAAAGGGATTGCTGTCAGGTTCAAGGCAAAGTTTGAGGATGCAAAGGCGGTTGTCTATACTGCGCTTGAAAAGTTTGAAAAAGATTACAACGCAGGACTTCCTGACATTGAAAAGCAGATACAGACATTCGGACAAATGGCCTTTAACTTTGGCATGGCTGATGGGTCTATTCAGATGGATGAGTCCTATCTTAGAAAATGCATCCAGCAAGAAGCAGAAACTGGCAACTACATAATCGTCAGGCAGGAGTTCGAGGGCGGGCATATCAACGCACAGCGCAATTACCAGTTTGTTATGGTGAAAGCCTATGATATAGCCAAGCACATGAACGCCTGTTTGACACACTTGCGAGAATGCACTAACCGGCATGAGCGCAGAAACGTCAGTAACGATATGAAGAAATTACTGGACGGTTACGCACAGATAACAACGCAGGTTGGCATGGCGAGTGGAATAAGTCTGGAAAATAAGCAGTGGATGGGCATGTTAGACCAGTTAGGCGTGGCAGCCGGTGGTGAAGAAGCGCTGAAACTTATGAGCGAATCTCTTATGGGTAACGTGCCGGTGGAGTTGCAATGAACATCGGCTTAGTGATTGGCAACGGCCCGAGCCTGAGAGATGTACCGCTTGACTTCCTGAATAAATATCCCAGCATTGGGTCCAACGCGATTTACCTGCTGAAAGGATTCACCCCTACCTACTACACCGCAATTGCGCCGGTCAATAGAGCTGACTTTGTTGATACAGTTAACAAGATAGATTGTATAAAAATTATTGGCGAGCGCGTGCTGAACACTTGCGCCCTAAAGAATGTGATTGCAGTAAAGAAAGGGCAGGCCAACACATTCAGCAAGAATCCGTTCAAAGTGCCGGCTTGCGAGGGCTGGACGGTAACCTATTTCAATCTGCAACTGGCCTATTATCTCAAATGGGATGTTGTACTGCTTGTGGGCGTTGATCACTGGGCAAAGGGCAATCAATCTCATTTTGTTGATAACTACATTCAGCAGGATTTTGAGGATAGTGACATGAATGATTTGACCCTGCCTTACTACAACATGGCCAAGGCAATGTTTGAAAAGGCTGGCAGAACGATAGTCAATCTTTCTAAGTGGAGCGCGCTGGACGTGTTTGAGAAACAGGACATAGGGTTATGGTAAAAGATACCGCAATTTTACAGGCCTGGTACAGCCACGAATACGATTGTCTTGTTGACCTGACTAAAGAGCGTCATCAGGCTTATGCAGATAAGCACAATATGGACTTTGTACTTCACGACTTGACCGAACATCCTGATAGAGAAAAACCTTCAGTTATGGAGTTCAGGCATATCGGCTGGATTAAGGACTTGCTGAACAGGGGTTACAGCAATGTTATCTACCTGGACGTTGACTGTATTATCTGGAATTTTGAACAAGAATTGACGGATGCCTGTATTGATGTCAGGGGCGTTAGATTTGATGTTATGCGTGTGAAACATGTCAATATGGGCGCGGTGTATGTGCATGACTGCGAGTTGACCAGGGATTTTATAAGGGAGTGGCAGCCGCGAGCCTTATACCGGATCGGCGACTGGTATGGATGCCAGAACGCGTTCAATATTGTGACTAAGAAACTCCAAATACCGCCACTTGATTGCACGTATAACTATACTGCTGGCGAGCATAAAGGGAATGATAATCCAGCCGTAAAGGGTTATCACACTTATATTGGCGTTCCTGCTAAATACAAGGCAATGCGAAAGGACTTACATGCTTTACTACGTGGCTAATCACGATGCTGGCAACGCTGGCGACATAGCACTGAACTACGCCACAGGAAGGGTACTTGACATGATAGACAGGAATAGAAAAAAGGTTCTTGTCTATAAAGAACAGCCTTCTTTTGATGCGCCGGTTGTGGTGGCTGGCGGCGGTCTATTCTTGCGCGATACGTGGCCTAATAAGACGAGTGGCTGGCAGTGGAATATCAGCATTGAACAGTTAGAGCGCATAAAACAGCCCATCGTGATATTTGCGGTTGGTATGAACAGGTTTAGAGGGCAGGCTGATTTTGAGCCTGAGTTTGCTGAACACTTGAAGGTGCTGGTTGATAAGGCCGTATTCTTCAGCGTAAGGGAAAAGGCTTCTATTCCTGATCTTGAACCTTACATCGGGGCGTTGATAGATAAAGTGTGCTGGCAGCCTTGCGCGGCGAGTATGATTGGGAAGTTTGAACCAAGGCGGAAAGGCGAGGGTTACACTGTATTTGCGCCGGCCATGGATAGGCTGGACTTGCGCGGGGACATAAAGAAAATCATCCCTGTATTGAAGCAGATACCGAATCTAAAGATTGCCCTTCATATCAAGCCGGATAGGGCGTTCATGGACTTGTACGATGGCGATTACGTTGACCTGACAAAGCAAAGCGTTGAGAATATTCTGGACTTCTACCAGGGTGCAAGGCAGGTTATAGGGATGCGCTCTCACAGCCTACTGATTCCGTTTGGATTTGGCATAAGTGTTATTCCACTTATATCGCATGACAAGATCGCTAACTGGCTTCTTGATATTGAGCATCCAGAGTGGGGCGTTGAGCTTGCGGATGCTGAACAGGTGCTTGACAAGTTAGACATTGAGCAGGTTGATTTGCCGATGCGTGATGCGCTTTGGGATTTGACGCTGGCGAATGTTGCTGAAATAAAGAGGTTAATCGCATGAAAGTCAGCGCGTTAGTATCTGCTTACTTTGCAGAAGAATATTTGCATGGTCGGATTGCCAATCTGCTCGGACAAACGCCTGAACCAGAAGTGGTGGTGATATGCCAGGAAGGCAGCAAGGAACACGAGATAGCCTTGCAGTATAAGGCGCTGGTGTTGACGACCAGTCACATTCCTACCATTGGCGAGGCGTGGAACTTCGGCATCATTCATGCCATGGGTGACTACATAGTCATTGCTAACAGTGATGACCGTTTCTTTGAAGGCGGAATAAAGGCGTTATCAGATGTGCTTGATAATAATGCGGATGTGGGCTATGTGTTCAGCGATCAGCACCTGACCATCAAGGGTATAACTGAAAGGCGCTTTGATCACGGCAGGATTGGCAGGGGCGGAAAGGTTGAGAACATCAAAGGCTTATTAGCTGAACGCTATTTCTGCGGGTCGTGCCCTATGTGGCGCAGGTCCTTACATGTTCATTACGGCTATTTCAACGAGGGTTACATCGTGGCGTCTGATTATGAGTGGGCGCTTCGCTTGGCAAATGGTGGGGTGAACTTCTATTACCTACCAGAGAGTGTTGGCCTCTATCCAATCAGGGATAACAGCCTGGAGCATCGTAACCAGGAATTATGCCGGGTAGAGTCAAGAGAGATCAGGAACGCCTTATGAGAAATGGTACTAATCCAAACACGACCGCGAAGGTTGGCGGTTATGGAAAGATCGTTATATCTGCTATCACCCACTTACCAGTTGCTGGCGGTTATCACAAAGAACGTTTGAAGGTGGTGAAGTGTTGCCTTGAAACTATGAAAAGAAACGCTGGCATGGATTGTCAAATACTGGTCTGGGATAACGGCTCTTACCCTTCCTTTACGCAGTGGCTTAAGTATGAATACGAGCCTGATTACTTAGTCTTATCGCCTAATGTTGGAAAGTCTATTGCCAGGGCTTCGATTGTTCGTATGCTTCCGCCCTCTACGATTGTTGGGGTGAGTGACGATGACATGTTCTTTTATCCTAACTGGCTAAAAGCACACATGGAATTATTAGAACACTTTCCAAACGTTGGAACGGTTAGCGGCTGGCCAGTTAGAACGCAATTCAAATTTCACAATACCTACACCTTGAAATGGGCTGCTAAAGAAAAGAGCCTGGAGTTCGGCAGGTTTATCAGCGAACAGGAAGATCACGACTTTTGCAGAAGTATTGGCAGGGATATTGCCTGGCATGATGATTTTGCTAAAGATGTGAAGGACGCGCGTATTTACTGGCGAGGCGTAAAGGCTTATGCAACTGGGCATCATTGTCAATGGATAGGGTACGCTGGCAGGATTGCTCCCCTGGTGGAATATACCAGGCTTGCTATGCCAGATGAGCGACCGTTTGAACAGGCGATTGACAGAGCTAATTTATTGAGGTTGACGACTATAAAACGGACAACCTTGCATATTGGGAATGTATTAGACAAAGAACTGGAGGAATTATGGCGATAAAGTTGAAATATGTCGGAAACGGCGCTTTTATAGTGGGCGTGCCGACTTGTGATCTGACTGCAAAGCAAGTTGAAATGTGCGGTGGCGCAGATTGGCTTATTGCATCAGGTTTGTATATAGAAAATAAACCAAAGGCTAAGAGAAAACCGGCGGAACATATTGAGGAGGATTTATGGCCACAGGCATAAAAGCAGCACGTAAAATTCAGATGGGTTTGGAATCAACACAGGGAACTGCGGTTGACCCAACAACCACCTGGCGCGGTACTGGCACAATTCAGGATAACCGCGAGCAAGTTTTCCCGACTGAAGACATCGGGATATTAACCGGCACAGACCGGAGTTATTTCACACGTTATGAGGCACAGTTATCTCTGGATGCAACTGAAGCCACTTACCAGCAGCTGCCCTACCTGTTCGAGATGGGCATTAAACACGCGGCTGCCAGCACTGACGCCAACGGCGCGGCGTTCGTCTATGACATGCCTTGCGCTACCAGCGACATGACCGAATCAACCGACCTTTATACCTATACCTTTGTTGGTGGGGATAATATCAACGTTGAGGGCTTTGCGTTTGGCTTTGCCAAGTCTATCAATTTGAGCGGTGAGGCTGGCGGTGCTTTGATGATGAGCGCCGAGATCATTGGCCGACAGGTTACGACTGACGAGTGGGGCGCTTCTGTAACCATACCGACAGTTGAGGAAATATTATTCAGCAAGGGCAAGTTCTATATTGACGCGGTGGCAGCCATGCCGATTGCCGCACCAACGCAGGTTTCTAATACCTTGATTGGCGCAGATGTGAGCATCAATACAGGCTGGCAGGAAGTCTATACCGCCGATGGTTCGCTGTACTTCAGTTTTATCAAGCCGACCACCCCTGAAGTAACGCTGACAGTCACCATGGAATACAACGCGAGTGCGGTTACGGAAATCGCTGCCTGGCGTGCTGGTACTGCGAGGGTTATCACCTTGAAGTTTGAAGGCACTACGGCCGCTACAAGTTACCTGACAATCCAGATTGCTGGCAAGTGGGATAACTTTGAGAAGATCGGCGAGCGTGATGGGAACGACATTGTGGTGGGAACTTTCCGAGGGCGCTACAATTCCACAACTGGAAAGATGTGCTACATCACAGTTCATAATGACGATGCTGACGGCGTACTGCCTTAGGCGAAAGGGATTCTATGACCAAACTAATATTTGAACTGCCTGATGCCAAGACGCCTGGCTTCTTGCGCCGGTCAAGGCAGTTAGCAGAATACCAGGATGCTGTGAAGCAAGAGGGCTTGGGCGAGCTGGCTAAATTTGACCTGATGGTCAAGTTTCTTAGTCAGTTCGTCAAAGAGCCTGAAGATCCGCAAGCCGTTTATGAGGCTTTGATGGATGCCACGCAGGAACAGATAAACGACCTGTTTGCGCTATTGACTGGCAAGCTGAACGCGGTAAACCCTACGAACGAGGGAAGCTAAAATCCTATTATCAAAAGGGGGTTGGCTTCCCTCCAGAGTGGGCGCTGATACTGGAAGCGGCGAGTTACGATCCGCTAAGGGCTATGGAAATTGAAGAGCGCGTGAATCAGGAATGGTGG